CTACCTCTACGTCGACCGCGTGCTTCGGGCCTCGACGGCGATCACCGGCACCTTCACGACCACGCTCTCAAACTTCACTGTCGGCCGGACGCCAGACGCCGTGGGTAACTTCTTCGCCGGTCGCTTAGGGGAGATCCGCGTGTGGGGCTCGGCGCGGTCCCTAACCCAAATCGGCACCAACATGTACCTAACGTTCGCTGGCGCCGAAGCGAACCTCTCCGCCTATTACTACTGCGCTGAGGGGAAGGGCTCAGTCGCCGCGGATCTTACGATCGGCGCCCGCACTTTAACCCTCTCGGGCGTCTCCTGGGCCTCGGGCGATTGGCAGCCGTCGACCGTCGTGGGCAAGCCCAAGCCCCTGACCTACGGCCAGGCCCGGCAGCGCCCGGCGGTGTTGGTCGACGCGAACGCCCCAGGCCAACTCGTCTATCAGCTCCACGACCGTACGATGCAGGCGATCAACACGCTGTTCGACTCGGCGGCGCCCCTCGCCCTCGGCACGGACTATACGGTCGACCTCTCGCGCGGGTACGTCTTCCTCCTGCATTCGCCGATCGGCGCCATCACGGCCGATGTCCAAGGCGACAACGGTGACTCCGGCTACGTCTACACCGCGGCGGACATCGCCCGTCGCATCGCCACCCGCCACGGCGGCCTCTCCGACCCGGCGCAAGTCAATACCGACTCCTTCGCGGCGGCGAATACGGCCAACTCCGCGGTGGTCGGCTACGTCGCCGACGACCAAGTGCAAATCACCGACGCCCTCTCCGACGTCATGTACAGCGTCTCGGGCAAGTGGGTAATCGACCGACTCGGCCTCCTCTTCGTCGCCGTCTTCGCTGCGCCCACAACCGCGGTCAAGTCGATCACCCAGGACGATATCGTGTGGGACGCGTCGACCGGCGCGCATGTCCACCGGCTGGCGACGATGGATCCTACGCTGCGGCAACGTGTGGGCTACCACCGCATATGGCTTACGCAGCCGCCGGCTAACATCGCCGCTACGGTCTCGGACACCGACAAGGCAACGTACGGCACGCCCTACGCCTTCGCCACGCAGGGAGAGGACTTATCCGTCCTCGACGGATACCCGCTGGCACAGACCGTCGAGACCCTAACCCTATTGGACGACGCGGCGGCGGCCTCGGCCGAGTCCATCCGCCGTCAGACCCTCTTCGGCCAACGTCAGGACATCTACCAAATCGAGCTTGCCACCGGCCTCTTCTCCTATTGGCTGAATGACACCGTGGCTCTCACTCTTTCCGGTGAACGACCGGATCTCCCCACCGGCACCTTCCGCACACGATGGGATTTGAACGGCCGCGTCGGTGTCGTGATTGGTATCGCCGAGGAGGTCTCAACCGGCCTAGGCGTCGCCGACAAAGTCACGCTTACCGTATGGTGCCCAGAGGCACCCGCGGAACTCCTGATCGATAGCATCACGGGTGACTTCCTGTTGGTCGATACAACGTCCGGGGACGGATTGTTGGTTTAGAACTGCGACCGGACGAAAGCCGCCGTCTCTCTTAAAAGGAGAATTTCTCGTGTCTCGCGCATACTACCGTCCCCACCACCGCTGTCCCATCGTATCGCCTACCACCTTGACGCTTGTCATCGCCGCGCTAAGCTGGGCTGTGCTTACCGCCGGTTTGGCACCTTCCTCCTCTGCGCAAAGCGCGCCGATCTACGGCCTGCCACACAATACCTCTCCGCTGCCCACCGATGCCTTTGTAATCCAGCCCCTCGGCGCCACCCGCGCGCAGTACACGACCCGTGCTGAGATCTTAGCCGCGTATGCGAAACTCCCCGCCTATGCCACCTACGACGTCACCGCCGCCCCCTACTCGGCGCACTGTGATAACGCGACCGACGACACGACGGCGATCCAATCTGCCATCGCCGATGCGCAAAGCGCCGGGGGCGGCAAGATCCTGATCCCGCCCGGCCGATGTGTCGTCTCCGGCCTGACGATCGACTCGTCTAACGTATGGGTTGTAGGGCACGGTATCGGCGCATCGACCATCCGTACCAACTCGGCCACAGCCAATGTGCTGGCGTTTGGCTCGGCAACGCCATTTCTCAACTGTGGTGGTGTTCGAGACCTCTCGATCGGTTCTACGGTTACCCGAACCGGTGGCGCGGCAATCAACGTCGACGGCTGCCAAGGCGGTCTAATCTCCAATATCCGCGTGAACATGACGGGCGGCGACGCGGTTCACTTTGGCACTACCGGGCGTCTCGCTACGATCTGGTTCATGGAGAACTTCGACCTCGAAATCACCGGGGCCTACACCGGTATCGTCCTCTACTCGGGGAATGATCGGTTTATTGGCCCTGGCTGGATCAGCGGCAACTTGACCGCCGGCAGCGTCGGGGTGGAAATCAAGAAATCCGAGGGTGACTGGCTCGGGCCGCTGGACGTCGTCCAGTTCGATTATGGCATCCTGATCGATCCAACCTCCGGAACCACCGAGCATCTCTTCTTCGACCGCATAGCCGCAGACACCAATAACATCAACGGCGTGCGGATCGTGCCGGGCGCGTCGGGCTTCGTCAGCGACGTGTACTTTCTCAACTCTTGGACGTCGTCTAACGGGAACGCCAGCGCGACCGGGCGCGGGGTCTACGTCGACGGCTCGGCGGGCACAGCGGTCTCCAACCTGCACTTCTCTGGGCATCGGGCGTTCGGGGCTGGCGCTGAGGGCATGTACTTCA